ATCCCATGATTAGCTGATGATTCTCCATATATGGCACAATTCGGGGCACTACCATAAACTCCATATAAAGTTGTTGCCTTGCCATATACTCCATAATTTACTGCACTACCATAAATTGCATGATCTGCGGAAGAACAGCCATATATGGCACAATTTGGAGCTACACCGTATATTCCATATAGAGTTGTTGCATTACCGTATATACCGAAACATACTGCACTACCATAAATTGCACAATTACCTGTTGCACAACTTATTACTCCACATTCTACAGTACCTGAATTTACATTTATTTGACCACTAGCAGTTAATAAAACACCTGCATCAGTATCAAATCGTTTTGATGTATCATTCCAAAATGGAATTCCTGTTGATGTTGGAGAATCTTCTCTAGTTGCTACTGCTTGTGTACTATCTGTAACAGTTTGACTACCATCAACATCGGCGGTAGTTTCACTAGATCCTCTAATAGTAGTTATAGCCATATCATTAGTAAAAGTTCCCATGTAAATATTTACTGTTAATGTTGAAACACCAACTACTTTTACTTTTGCTTTAACCGTAATTGGATCTGTAGTATTTGAAATTATATCACCTACTAAAAAAGGACCATTGCCAATATTATCAAAATTAAAATCAACTGAATATAAACCAACTCTAAATGTGTCTGAACCTTCATTAAACATTAAATGATAATCTAATGAAGTACCTCTATCTATTTCTAAACCTGCAATATTTTTTGTTACACCACTACCTACTTCATTAGCATTTATTACCAATAAATTATCATCTATTTCAACAGTTTCAACACTTGTAATAAATTGACTACCATTAACAATTAAATCACCATCTATTGTTACATTATCTTCAACATATAATTCACCATATATTTGAGTTAATTCATCTCGAGTTGCTAAAGCTCCAAAAGATATTTTTGGTTCAAGTATATTTGTATTAAAACTAGCTATTACTCCATAATCATAAGATAATATTTTATAATTAGTATCATCTATTTTAGCTCTTAAAATTAAATCATCAGCTTTTTTTGCCATAGAAAAAGATTTAACATCACCAACTTCAAAAAATTCATATTCCTCAGTTCCATCAATTTTTGCCGGAATATAATTAATTTTATTTACCCAATCAATTTGACCAGTACCATAATATATTATTCCAATTATTCTAAATTGATCAATTCCATTTGTAGCTCTGAAATATTTATACTGACTATTATAAATTTGACTCGGTTTGAAATATTTTGATGATATATCATAAGTTAACCAATTTGTTAAAGTTATTATATCAACAGCCTCTATATGACCTGTTGTTTCATTTATTCCTATTGCATAACAAGTACTATTTGTGAAAGTACTTAATGTTACATTTTCTGTATATAAAATTGTTTTATCTTCTATAGTAATTACTGGTTTTTCTATTACTAAAGTTCCAGTATCAACCCACATATCAAATTCAACAAAACCTAATGATTTTGTTTTATTATGATACTCAAATATATTTTGAATTAATCCACTAGAATCAACATAAAATGAACCTATAACTCGAACACTTATTGAAATAGCATCAATAACAGTATCAACATAAAATCCATTTTTTTCATCAGACCAAGTAGGTTCATTAGTTGTTAATCCATAATTTCCTGTACCTTTTGTGGCAGGAGTAATACCAGTAGAATAACAAAACAAATAATAAATAGTACTATTTGTTTTTACAGGAATTTGACCAGTACCCCAAGATAATGTTTTATCTGAATTTTCCCAAATCGTTTCATAAGTAAGATATTCAACATTAACTGCACCACCTGGATATGTTGTATTCAAAGTATCTCTATCTGATTCAATACTTTTAGTGGTTGTTTTATATATATTAAATGTACTACCGGATACAATTGTTGGTGGATTTAAACTTGCCTTTTTAAGCATTATATTTTCTAATCCAAGCATCCCCCTTAATGCATCGTTAAGCATTAAACCGTAAATTCTTGGATGTTCATTTTTTTTGGGTAAACCAGTATAGCCATTAGCCATATTTTAACTCCTGTTATGAAAAATAATTATATGAATATAATTGATAACTATAAGTATCACCAACTTCTGATTCTGCGTTAACTATAGATATCGTGAAATTAAATGTCGTATCAACCGCAAAAAAAATATCTGGAGTATCAATTTCAACATATAATTTTCCATCAAACTCTAACAATTCTATTTTTTGTAAAATTCTTTCTTGTACAAATTTATGTTTAATATAAAAAAAATAATCATCACCAGCTGCATCATATTCTTTTTCTGTTAATACCCCTATTTCAATAGTATCATCACTAAAATATAATCGATACTCTTGAATCCAATCCAGTCCTGGAATCGTATCTGAATATATTACCATTCCATTTTCATTTGTTACAATCTCAAGCTCTTTACCTACTGCTACTGCTTTAAGTGAATAAAATAATTTTGATAAAACATGGCGAATACTATCAAAATTAGTTTTTATATTTGAATCTATATTGGAAAACCAAAGAGTATCATTTGTAAAAGATTGTTCTAATAAAATTTCTATCTCAACAAATGGAGTTCTAAAAGCATTATCAGTTCTTATATTTGCACCATTTACATCCATATCTGTTGTTAAACCTATATCAGTTATAACATCAAAAGAACCGATATATTCTTCATACGAACTTCTACTAAATGCTTCCCAATCTATCGTATCAAGGGCATAAACATTCCCTTTCAACCCATAAATATAAAATATTGTTTGAAATACAGTCTCTTTTAATTTATTTCTATATATAGTAAATATATTATGTAAAAATAAATTTTTAAGCTTTGCTAATGTTGCATCATCAAAATAAGTTAAATCACCTAAATAAAAACCAAACAAATCTAACATAATATCAACAATTTCAGGGTCTAATTCATAATCAGGATTATATATATTTTTGATTGTTTCAATAGCATTAACTGCACCAGTATCTGTATTTTGAGTCAAATCTAAATATTGTTTTTCAAATACATCAAAAACTTGTTTTACTCTCAAAGCAAAAGCAGTTGGTACGGTATTTTGTATGTTATTATGTTTTACATATACTGTATATTCTTTTGTACTTCCATCCTCAGCTTCAATAATATAATAAATAGGATCTATATAATCATTCTCTGATATACTGCTAGTTTGAGGAATATTGTTCATTGTTATACTTTTACCAATAAAAGTAAAACTAGGAATTAAACTATTAAAATCTCTTTCAATAGGAATAGGCAAAATAATATCATAATTATTTTCTTCCAATCTAGCATGAATATCTATATCTAAACCTGCATTAACAGACGATAACAAACTAAATGATGTGAATTTTTTAAAAGTTGTTGCCATTAGTATTTCCTTAACTTTCTATAGTTATATCGTGAAAATAATACTCAAAAACAAAATTTGTTTTAGTAGTTGTTATGTCATCATCATTTTGAGCGTTGCTTTTTAAATAAAAATTATTACCAATTATATTTTCAGAACTACCACTATCTACAAGTGAAGCATAAAGAATTGTTATGGTAACAGTATTATTCGCAGTATTTATTTCTGATGAAAGCATTGAAGTACCACCAACACCACCTGAAAGCCAATTATGACCTCCTCATGCTGAATTATCATTTGGTACTAAATTCCAATCACTATCATATAATCCAATATTTTCATCAAGATCTTTTTCAATACCATCACCCAAATATAAATAAGAACCAGATTGTTTAATATTAGTAAAAACTAATAACTTTTGATATGACAAATCACCTTCGTCAATATCATCAATTAATTCTACTGATTGCATTTTTAAATTTATTTTTCTTAATTGGGTTAACGTATCAAATTCATTTAAAAATTCTGAATGATAAATGTTTCTAAATACAGTACCATAGCTATCTAATGCTTTTTCTAAATCAAAAAAATCAGCAACTATTGTATCCATACTTGAGTGTGTGGTATCGATTTCTTGTGGTGAAACAATATCTAATTTAAATTTAATATTTTCTAACGAATAAATACCAACATATTCAATTGATGGAAATTCGATATCACTAAAAAATATATCTTTTTCTTTTAAATATTCAAATAAAACTTCCTTATTATATTCAGTTAACTGAGTTGAATGTCTTGGTACAACATAGATATAAATAGTTGTCCATTTTGTATTATCATCAGGATATAATTCCCAACCAGCCATAACTTTGCAATCCAAAACTAAAGGATGTAACAATAAATAATCCCTATAATCATTTCTTCTAGTTATATATGGATTTGTTACAAAAAATCTTGTAATGTTTTTTCTTACATCCGCAGCAGAATTTTTATTTTGACCACCTTTTATTTCATCATCATTTGTAACTTTTAATATTGTACTAGTTGAGCCACCATCAATATCGGGTATATTTGATACTATCTTTATTATTTTATCAATAGACAATACATTACCATCAGCACCTAAAGAGGTTAAATAATCAATTCTGACATTTTTACCACTTGCTGGTTTTATTCCAAAAGTACCATCAGAAAATAATATATAAATTCCTTCTGAAATTATTCTTACTATATAATGTTTATCCTCATCCGTTGAAAAATAAAAATTACTTACTTCTTCCCACAAATCAGTTGAAGTTGGTTCTACTTCTGTATCGTGAACATAAACCTTTATATTATCTTTGTTCAATTGATCAAAAACATAATACTTTTGATTATCACTACCATCTGAAGTATTATTTATTTGTTTCCATTTTCCTTGAATTACACTAATATCTATTTCTGTTTTTGTTGCTTGTAATATTACTGACTCTTGAGTCGAAAATAAAACAGTTCCATCATTTGTTGAAATTTCTGTACCTAAAGGAATAGGTATATCTTTTGCATGTGCTATACCATCTTTTAAATAAAATCTTACATCTCCCTCTGATGAAACATAATTATTAATTTCCATTTGAACAAAATTAGCATAATTTAAAATTCCTTCTTCGGAAATAGAAATGTGAGGAAAAGAATTTAAAAATTCATTATTGATAGCTGCTAATGAAAATTGTTGTTTATATGTTAAAATATATTCCATTAATTGGAATATATTATCATCAGTTGACACGTCTTGCCATTCTGATTTAGCTTTTATTTTATTAGTAGTATCTTGCTCTAAATTATCAAATTCATATGGTATTAACTGATATTCACTCATTTTATATTATACCTTCCTTAAATTTTTCGGACAATTCCATAACCATCACAAACAGGACATTTCTTATTTTTACCGTCAGGTGTTCTCCAAAATCCAGATTTACATCTACTACTAGGACATAACCTTGCATTTTTATGGTAATCTTTATTACCCCTTTTTAACTCTTGAAAAATTCTTTTCACTTCGTGTGAAGTCCATCCTGTGTTTCTTCCAATTAAATAACCCATTTTAATCTCCATTTGATTTTTATTTTTATTTTATAAGCTTTGAATTCCACCAGTTTGTACTGTAATCTCTAATGGATAATCACCTCTTAATAATAATTTTAAATATATTTTATCCTCTTCAACTGCTGCATTATAATCTATAATATCAAGATCAAATTTTGTTTTTATATCCGTAATAATTTCATTTATTAAATCAATTATTTCATCCTCATCAATAGATTTAAAAATTCTATACATCAATGTATTTCCAAAATCTGTATAAGGTACTTCATTCCTATTGACTTCTAAATACAAACTTACATTATCTTGTTTTGTATCTATCGTTTTTGTGGTTCTGGTTTTTATTTTTCCTGTTCCATCTAATAACATTTGTCTGTCAATTGTCCATTCTGCCATTTAATACCTCAATATAAATATAAATTATCAATCGCTTACAACATCTTCTTGTGTTGCATCTGTTATCTCAACTGTACAGCTACATGGTACAGTTACACCGTTCGGCATCATGTGTAATCCTGTACAAATTCCTATATCACCTTTTCGACAAACTGGACCTAATGTTGCCGATGTTAAAGACGATGCAAATAATGTTAATATACCAAACAAAAATGTTGGTGCTACTGGATGAGAACACCCTGTTGCAACTCCCATTAACATTAAATTCATGACTGGTTTATCATTTATGCGTGTCATAGGGTCCATCAATGGTATCATCACTATTTTATCCGCAGTTTGAGGACCATTTTCAGTAATTTTTAAATGTTGATCATAATCAATATCTACTCTTATAATTGGTTGTTGTGGCATTTTTTTACTCCCATTTATCTGTTGTTTGACCAGGATCATCTATATAAACATTACATTTACAAATAATATTCATACCCTGTTCAGATGTAAATAACCCTCGACAAATACTTGTATCATCTTCTCGAATAGGTTTTACATCATCAATAATATCATTTATAGCTGTTGTTAATATAGTCCCCGAACCCGATACAAAACTTGCCGGATAATCATTACCTTGTATATAAGTAATTGTTGGTTCACCAGGTGTGCCTAATACAAAAATAATATCTTCATCACCTACTGTATGAGTATAATTAATACTTGCATCACCTGCTCCCGATATTCTTATTAATGTACTTGGACTTGTAGGATAATTAGTGCCTGTTGACCTTGTAGTCGCTATTGTAACACTCCCACTACCATTATCTGTAACCTTTGTTATAGTAAATTGTGAAGAATTATTACTATATATATCTCCAACACTTGGTAAAAAAGTAACTCCAAAAGCATCAAACGTAAATGGACTTTCTCGATGTAATATACCACTTGCAAGAGGATCATTTACACCTGATGTTTTCTCAACTGTTAATGTTGCACTTCCTGCACCCGATGGTGTAATCTTTGTTACTGTAAATTGTGAAGAATTATTACTATATATATCACTTTCTTTTGGACTATTCGTCATTCCCGAGCAATCAAAACTAAATATATTACCCGTAACTTTTGCCAATGTACCACTCACCGGAGGATCATTAGTTCCTATAGTTCTATCTGTTACTAATGTACCTTTAGTTGAATCTAATGGGTTTTCATGTATACTTGCAATAGTATATGTAGATGAATTAACACTATAAGTATCACCTACTTTAGGCCATACTGTAACATCAGTACAAGAAAAATTAAAATATGTAATATCATATATAAATGTAGTTTCACCAGCACCTGACACTTTTGTTAATGTGCTATGATATAATGGTTCATTAGTACCGAATATTCTTCGAGTAACTAATCTAATATTATATGTTTTATCACCAGTAGCTGGTTTATCATCAATTTCAAGATATGTATATCTTATAATTTTAAATTGACTTCCATTATTAGAATATATAGAACCGTCATAGTATCCATCATTTGGCTGTTCTGGGGCCGGATCTAATGATGCAATATTTTCTATTGCTATAAAAAAATTATATGTTTTTAATGCACATTGCAAAGGTAAATAATTTAATTGATTTACTAATACAGGTAAACCATCTGCTTTAATTGATGTTAATAAAAATGGAATTTTTACTGGTTGTCCAGGAACTCCTATTGAATCAGTTGTTACACCTAACGTTGCGTTGCTATTTGCTAAATTTTTTAAAGCCATTATTATCCTCTATTATGTTATATTTACTTTACCTACTAAACCAGCCAATTCTATTCCAGCTACACCAAGAGTAACTGAACATGTTGCATTCGATATTACAGCATCTGTTACACCTAAACTTACTTCACACGTAGCGTTTGACATATAAGCATCTACAGCCGTTAATTCTACTTTATTACCTGCTGCATTTTCTGCTAATAATGTTGTTGTTCCATCACCATTTATATGATTACCCGCTGCATCTGTTATTTCAAAACCACTTGAAGTTAATTCTATTTTATTTTTATTTGCATCTTCAATTGCAATACCAGCAGAATCATGAGTTACTTTATTACCATTGCCATCTTCGGTATATATACCATCATCATTTATTTTTATAATATTTTTACCTGCATGAATATTAAATACTTTATCAATTTTTATCCATGCATTATCAAACTTTAAATGTAAATTGCCATCCTTAGATAATGCTACTTGCCAAATATCAGATATAAATATTACCTGTTTATTCTTTTCATCAGCTTCAAAATACATTGTAGGATCACTTGAAATATCTCCAAAATTTCTACCAGTTACTTGATTGTATTCAGCAGAATATTCTATAGACTCTTCATCTATATCTGCATCTTTAGCATCAGAAATAGTTTGATAATATGATGGATCATCATCAGCTTTTGCCTGAACAGGATAATTATCTTTCCAATTACACCTATCAATTATTACCGGATAATGTGCATCACCATTTTCAAAAAATACCCACACCCATTCCTCTGCATAAATCGGTTGAAAATTCCTAGCAACTGAAAAATTTGATGTGGCTTTAGGTAAAAAATCATCTGTTATATCTGCCATCATAGGATACGCTCTTATTGTATATATCCCATTTTGTAAATCCTCATCTATTCCATTAGCTATTATTTGTGCTCGATATACACCCAAAAACTTATGATTATCAAATTTTTCTTCAAATATATTCATTGTATTTTCCTATTCATAATCTGAACTTTTGATTTCATTATAAAATGGTAAACCTAATCTCAAATTAGTTATATATGCCTCTCTGTCAAATATATGATTAGCACTATAAATAATCCATTTCCCAGAATAAAATTCATTTCTGGATATTTCTTTTGAACTCTCAAATAAAGCTTCAACTACAATACCTGGGGTATAACCCCAATTTCCAAATATATCGAAAATTGCATATATATTAAAAACATTTTTTCTAAATACAGAATTTTGTAATGGTGCTTGACTATATAATTCATCCCAATATAAATCTTCACCAATTGGTGCTGTCTGCATTAATATACTTACTTTTTCTTCATTGTCCGCTTCCATATATTTTGTATTAATACCAGCAGAATCATTTAATGAAAATTTAGAATCTGTTATTTTATAATAATAACTTTTCATTTCTCCATTATCCCAATCCCAATAATATGTTTTACCCGAAAATCCACCATCCAATTGATAAGAAATTATTTTATCTTCAAATCTCAAATTTTTTATAAAAGCTTCGGAAATTGTTTCAAAATTTTTTCCAGTATCACTTTTTATTTTAAAAAATGACTTGAAATTATGTTTGTTTTCTTTATTAAAAAAATTCATATAACCAGATTTATTTGACTCTGTAGCAAACTGTGATAAATATTTTATAAAACCAAAACCACTTCTATTCAATTGCATGAATTTTCTACTAGCAGGGGATGGTGAATCATTATTTTCATTAGATTCTAATTTGGATTTCCCTGAATTAACATTTGACTCACTCAATATATCACTTATTGTTTTATCAATTTTATTTTCAAAACCTTTTGTTATTTTATCTTTTGATAAATATAAAAACCATTTTGGTATCAATGTTATTATATAATCTTCACCCTCTACTCGTGTCTGAAAAACTAAAAATATTAATTCTTTTTCAATATCATCGTTAGCTATTTTGATTTTAATAGTAATTTCTTCACCTGAAATAATTGGATATTCTTTGAATATACCAAAATCATTCCGCATACGAAGTTCACCTATATAAATATAATTATGCATCTCTTCATATATAGTAAAACTTTTATATACCTTATCAATTTCTGTGAATTCTTTATTGTCTCTCATATACATACTTAATTCAAACTGACTATTTGTTATCATTTTATATTTCTCTCTATTTTTAAAGCATCATATATTTTAAAAATTGAAGTTCTTTTTATTAATTTTATCGTTTGACCAGAATCTAATTCAGACCAATCTGTAATTCTATTTATCCACAGAATTATAAAAGATAAATTCCTATCACCAAGATAAACTAATGCAATTTTATCAGCACGAAATTTATAATTATCACTTATTATATATTCTGTAAAATCATCATCGGTCAATTTATCTAAAATATCTAAATTATACATAGAAATGGTTTTATCTCTGCCAGATAAATAATATTTTGTTTGATTAACTGCCATAACTCTTTACTCCTATATTATTTATTTTTGTTTTTTATTTTTTCTATATAATCTTTAGCTTTTCCTGAAAGAGTTCCTATTGTACTATTAACACTATCAGCTATACTTAGAAAAAATTCTTCTAAATTAAGCGGTTTAGCTTCACCTACATCTTGTCTATTGTTTTTAAATTCATCTATTGTTAAATTAGTCCAAACATCCTGAAATAATACTTTCACAGATACACTTGCTGATAAAGGTACTCCTATTGATTGACCAGAACTTTTTAATTTCTGAACATTAAGAATATCCCAATCTACTTCAACATCCTGAATAACTACATTTTTTAATTTTAACCAATTTCCTATTCCTATTTCACTAACAAACCAACTTATTTTGCCATTAAAAGGTCCATCTTTACCTGTATAAATAAAATTAATACCAGGAGGACTTAAAAAATTACTTCCAATTTGTTCAAAAACATTAGGATTATCTTTATCTGATTCAACTGGTAATACACATTTTTGTAACATTCTTATTGGCAATTCAACATCATTCACCGCATTGTTCTCTGCTTGAAAAAACATATTCAATGTAATCGTTGATGGTTTGGTAGAATTCCAAATTTGTCTATACATACTTTTTGTTTGTAATGATCCTACACCTGCTAATGTCAACAATTTTGATATATTAGCAGCAGCACCACTTGAACCCATTGTGAATATTTGAGACCAATCTGAATTAATAGTTTCTTTATATGAATTATCTTTTATCCAAGCTTTAAATTTGCCCCTTGGAAGTTCGGGTATAAAAATAGAATCATTATTTTGCCATTTTTTTATAGTGAATTTATATGTATGATAATCATTAGTTTGAACACCTTTTGTCCGATTTACATCTTTTAATATTGTTATTGTAGACATAAAAATCTCCTTTATTGAACTTGAATAAAATATGGTAATAATCCACTAGCATCATTTGAATATCTCGGTACTACTGCTGTTACTTTTATATCACCTGTTGAAGCTTCTTTTTCTTTGGCAACTTTTAACGCTTGATTAAATAATTTATCATATTGTTCTTTAAAACTTTCTATCATTGCATTTTTGTCTTTATCAGATAAATCACTTGTCTCTTTAAAAATTTTAATAAATTTATTAAAATCACTATGTAAGGCTTTTTCATCTGCTGTATTTTCTGTCTTTATTGTACTCATCATTTTGTCTATAGTAAATTCAGGAGTTTCAAACATTTTCATAAATGTTTTATCTGTATTCTTCGCTAAATCTTTAAACACTTTTAATTCATTTTTAAACACTTTTAATTCATCTTGTTTCTCTTTAAGATCTATATTCTCTTCTTCTGTTCTATCTTTTGTTTTTTTTAATATTTTAATTTCACTCTTTAATGTTTTAATTTCAATTTCTTTTTTTTCCGCTAATTCTTTTTGACCTTCACCTAATATTCTTTTTTTACCAAACTTTTCTTCTATAAAATTAGACATTTGATTAGCTAATAAACCACCCAAAGGACCTGTTAATAAAGTAGCAGTTACTGTAGCAATTTTAGTTATATTACCTTTCTCTCCAACCGTTGACAATTCTGTACCTTTTACAATTTTATCAAGTTTTTTATCTGTTACTTTATTCTTTTTTCTATCTTCTTTACTAACTTTTAATCCCTGCTCTTTAAAAAGTCTTTGACCAAATATTTCTACATTTTGTAATTTATCCATTGCACTTTGAAATTTATCTCCTAACCATTCAAATTTAGGTTCTAAAACTTTCCAAAGCCATTGACCAAAAGTCATTAATGTACCCAATAAAGCACCATATTTTGCACCTTCCGATCCTGCAATACCACCTAAAGCAGCAAATTTGGCTATTTGTTTTAATCCATGTACCGCAAATTTTCCTAATGCACCTTCTTCTTTAACAAGTTTTCCTGTTTCTTCATCTCTTATAAGCTTTTTTGTTTTTTTATCTCTTTTATATAATTCCGGTGCTTCACCTGTAAGACCTTGAAGTAAACCAGACGGATCACCTTTACGAAGTTTATCAATACCCCGTTCACCCTCTTCCCCTTTATATAAATCTGACATAAACATCATCATTCCGGCAGCACCAGCAGCAACTTTTAAACCAGTTTTTATTTTTTCTTTGGTGGTTGTTTCTTTTTCTTCTTCATCTTTTGGTTTACCCTTAAACGTTTTAATCAATTCTTTATGTCGAGTTTTTTCAACTTTATCATCTTTTTTACCAAGTATTTTTTCAAATCTGGATTCTTTCTTATCTTTAACTTTTTCTTTTGCTTTAGATACTTTTTTATCACTTCCTATTTCTTTATTCTCAATAATCATTTGTTCATATATTTTTTGAGTATATTCATCTTTTGTTGGCAATTCCTGCCCTTTTTCTTTTTCTAATCCCCTAACTAAAGGTTTACTTTTCTCGATTTTATTAATTTTTTTGTCTTTTATGTCTAATACTAATGATTTAATACCTGTATCAATTTTTTCTTTTTTTTCTAATTTCAAAGGTTTAACATTAGTTTTAACTTTTTCTTTTTTTTCTAATTTTAAAGGCTTAACACTTGTATTTTTAATTTCACTAAAAGGAACTTTACCTTCCTTAAATTGTTTTCGCCTTGCTTTTTCTCGAAGATTTTCATCTTCTTTTGTTTTTTGAATCTTTAATTCTTTTTTCTTTTCATTTTCTTCTTTATTTCCAAATATTTTATCTTTTGTTTTACCAAATAATTTTTTAACACCACCACCAATATCTATTCCAAATTTTTTTAACGTATCATCCAATAAACCAACAGTTTGTCCTATTGGTCCCATCGATTTTAATATATTTGTAGTAGTTCCAACTGTTTTTTCTGTTACTTCATCAAATTTTTCACCAAGTACTTCACCTGTTTCTTGTGCAAAATCACCCAACTTTCTGCCTAACATATTAGGTTGTTGTTTAGAAAACTTTTTTATATCTTTTAAATTACCAAGGGGACTATACTTTTGTTCCATTTGCCCCTTAACACGATGAAACATTTTAGATTTACGAAGCTTTTGAACATTATATAATTCATCAACTTTTTTTCTTTTTTCTTCTGATATAGTTTGAGCATTATTTATATTTACATCGCCCTGAATACGGACCGGTTTTTTTGATTTGATTATATTTTTAAAAGCATTATTTATATTCTTTTCTGCTTCTTTTGCTGACCTATTAGCCATAAGCTCACCTTGCCTTACATCATTATTTTATTTGGATTTGCTCGTCTTTTTGCATCTTTATTATCTTTCTCTATATAATATTTAAATTCAAACCAATCCATCGTCTCAACATCTCTCTTTGTAAAACCATTATTCTGGGCAATTGACGATATACAATCAAATATCCACATTATATTTAAGTTGTTATCTATTGAAAAAAAAACATTGGAGATATTGGATATTGTTCGAGTTCGCTAAATCCACAATTATAACAAGTAAATGTTAATTTATTACTAAATCCATGATATATTTTATCAATATATATACTCATTTTTTTTATTGTTGATAACGATAAACCCCTAACAAATTTTAAAAAATTTTCTCTATGCTTATCTTCAACAATTATATAATAATCAAAAAATTCTTTTAAATGTAGTATAAAATCTAAATCAAAAAAAGTTTGTAAATTATCACCTACTATCTGTAAAAAATATTTCTTTTTTAAAAGATCCTCAACCTTATCCATATTATCAATAGCTTCAATCTCTAATTTTTCTAATTGTTTATTCATCTTCATCAGAATATTTGTATTCTCACTTTGTTGATTCATCTCAACTTGTGCCTTATCAATTTCTACTTTACTTAAATCTTTAGCTTTTTCTTTTAAATTTTTATATAAATCTACATTTGATTTTTGCTTGAATTTTTCCAAATCTTTTCTTAATTTCTGAATTTCTGTTATATGTAATAACTTATCAACTTCTTTAAAAGCTTTCTTCCTATAATTTATAAAATATTCATCTTTTTTATCTATATCTTCTCGAAGAGGCATATGTAATTTTATTTCTAATCTATTATTACCATCCTCATCTATAACTATCTCTTCACCAATAGATTTTTTAAGTATATTTTCTTCTTGTTTTGAAACATAAAAAGTATTAGCCGATTTTTTTTTACAATCTGGACAAGTAAATGAAATTTGATATTCATCATCTCTACAATTAATTTGTTGAACATAAAATAATTTAAGCCTATCCGGTTGGGTTAATTTATCAGTAGTTTTTATATACTCTGTTTTCCCCCAATCAATTAAATCATCAAAAACTGCTGTAAAAGTATCTTCAAAAGCTTCTCTTGACTCATCTATTGATAACATTAATTGAGTCCAATGTTCTACTTTAGCCCATTTCATCCAAACAAATTCAGGGTAATTTTTTAGTTTACCATTTGTTAATAATTTAATTTTTTGATACATAGTATCTCCTTTTAATTTTTATATTGTTGTAAATGTTGTTACACTTGGTACAAAAGTTATATTCATCCCATTATTAACATCAAAAGTAATCGAAACAGGTTCTTGCATTCCTGCATCAGCATAATCATATCTTTGTTTAGTTATCGTCCTTGGAGAACAGCCAAAATAATTCCTTATCTCTTTAACAGCATCATTTCTATCATGTATTATAATTTTTAAATCTCTCTCATAAAGATTTCTAGGCAATTGTGTATTAGTACTAGTTTCAAACATTAATTTACACCAATTGTAATACATTTGTTTTGCTGTAGAATCAGTATCCGAATAAAAATCTATTACTAATGGATCAACATCATTAGAATTTAATACTGAAATTTTTGTCGAACCTATATTTTTTGCCTCAGCACTTATTTGAACTTCTGGCAATTCAACCGATTTCACTAAACCAGTTAATTTGAAAGCTTGAAAAGTACTTGCTATTATTAAATCTGGTATCCTTTCAGTATCAAATGCACCACCTTTAGCGTTAGTTGCGGATATATTAATACTCGAATAAGCCCAACTTAAAGGAGTAAAATCAATTTCAAATTTATATTTAGGCATTAAATCAAATCTGGACTTTTGGCTTAAAGGATCAATTCCTCTCATTATATACTCTCCCCTACTAATCTTATTTGATCAAACGCAAAAACAGTATCAAAAGTTATATATCCCTCAACATTATCCATAGCCAACCCTTCAATTCCCATTTTCTTTTTAGGATATATCCCTTCAATAATAAATATATGATTAGTTGGTTTTTTATCTAAATTTAAAAGAGTAACAGTAGCATCTGTTTTTAATGCCATCAAAGGAAAATTATCTATATTATTGAACCATTGCGATAATTGCAACAGTTGCCAACCACCTTCCGGTAACATGATAGTAACTGACCATTCATGAGATGCCCATACAGCACCATTTGGAACTGTATATGCTCCATAGCGAGTATATACTATTGTTGAATCTCTATTTTTCGGTGGGATAGATGTATTCTTTATTAGGAATGACATTGAAACACCCTCACCAACAGTTGGCAAATATGGTATCATAACATTAAACATAAAGTTTTTTGTTATCATCCCATGAGCTTTTAAACCATTAACAGATGTTAAATAAACAAGCAAAGAATTTATATCAGTTATATTTGAATTAGCCATTAAATTGAAATCTCCTTTGTATATTGAAGATTTGTTTCACCTGTTGTTTCATTCTCATCATAAATACTAAAAATAATAGTATCATATAAATAATTATCTATTACATCAAAAATTAATACTTCACATAATATTGTATATGAATATCTATAATATCTACCGTGATCAAACATTCCTGTTAAATCAGAATTATCAGTTATATCTTCAAAAATTGTTTGTACTGTATATTTACAAGAATTACCATTAGCATCTACTCCCAAATCTAAACCAACTTCTTGAAAATCAAACTCTAACAATGCATCTTTTTGAAACTTATACCAATCTATATTTGATAAATTCATATATTTCATTTTATCTGCAAAAAAATCTATTTGATAACGAAGAGTACAATTAAGGTAATTTATTGATTTTTCATTACTTACTATATAATCTCTACGATAATTAGGAATTGACGTTACCCCTTCTTGTCTATCCGCAACACCTAACCTAAAAACATTATAAAGAGGAAAAATTTTCTCACCTAAATTGTCTTTAGCTTTAGTAAAAACAGTTTCTATATCTGTAGGGTAATATTGCCAATTTGTATTATCAACACTTAGAAATTTTTTCTGTAATTCTTCAGTAATCTTTATATCATATAAATCTAAACAATTTGTTATAACCATAAAAAAATCTCCTGTTATATAATAAATATAAATATATTTTATACAACAAGAGATTTTGTAAAACAAAACGATAGGAGTAGCTATATTATCATTAACGCCTATCGTTCTATATAAAAATTTAAAATTTATCTAAAATGTTAAAATATTATCTGGATCAAAATTTACATCATCAACCGCAAATGTTACATCAAATGCTATAAAACCGTCTGATGAATCTTGATCAAGCCCTGAAATTTCAGGTTTATTTAATGGGAAACAACCTAAATATTGAAATCTCTTATTTACCGTAACCTTATCTAAAGCTAAAAGTGAAATATTTATATCTGTTTTTGCTTTCTCTACATCTACCACATTAGATTCCTGATCTGTATAATCATACCATTTCAGAATATTATCATATACTGTATGTGTTTCATCTAATAATATTGATATAGTTGCTTCACCTTCAAACGTTGTACCAGATGGTTGATTAAAAAAATCATTTAAATATCTTATTTGATCTTTTGATTTTGTTTTGCCCGGAATAGTAATTGACCGAGCAAGAAATTCAAAATTATTTGCACCAAAATCAGGTATATTTGGAATTGATATTTTCCACATAAAAGTTTTTTGCATCATACCAATTGATCGTAATCGTAATAAACTCATATTTATTATCTCCTTTTATTTTATTTTAAATATGAAGAATTGAAATCATTTTGTCTAAAAATATATTCCAAGTTTTCTCTTAATGCATCTGAACCCATTGCTTGTACTAAACTATTTAATGTTTCTTCTTCTCCAAAAACATCAATAAATTCTTCAAGAGCATCCAATTCTTTACCTCTTTTAATTGACCAACCATAATTATCTTCTCTTCTAAATTTTCGATTTTGTCTTAACATTTATTATCTCCTTTTATAGTTTTTAAAAATTAAACTAATTCACTATATAATGAATTACTTGTATATATCAAATTTAGGGTTACTTCTCTTGCCAATTGCTGCGAAACGAAAGTTAAATCAACGATTATCTTTCCAGCATCTTTTGTTATATCTGTATTCTTACCAAAATCAATATTCCATTTGTTTGGTTCAATAGTACCATCAAATAATATAATTTGTTTTAAATATCCTACGATTAAAGTTTCTATTAATAAAAATGTTTCAGCATTAATAACTTTAAAATTAACAACTAACAATGATGTTCCAAACTCTTTAACCATTGAATTAATTAAAAATACTGTATTTTGATATGATGAAGCAGATGATTTTTTCTGCATTGTAAAATCTGCATATATTACATTACCATAAGCTCGAATATATCTAATTACATTAACACCAACTTTACTTAACAATGCTCTTTCCGCTGACTTAAATGCTCTTTCCGCCTTAACCGAATTTATAGAACCTCGGTTTTCACCAATTCCGGCTGGTGGCATAAATGGTTGATTTGCAACACCAACTAATCTTGCTTTTTTCATTGCTGCAAGTGCTGATGCCGGGCATAAATATGATTTGCCTTCAAAACTCATATATTGATTTGGAGAAAAAGTACAAGTATTTCTTGAATCAATATTTAATGTTGTTGTAATCCATGTTATAATATTCGCAGCCGTATCAGAAATAGTATCAATATATGCTACATTATCTCTAGCATTAACTAATGTAACTATTTCATCTATAACTGTTTTTTCTGTAATTCCTGCACCACAAAATAAATCCCATGCAAATTTTTCATTTTCAAATAATGCAATTGCTGTAGCTTGTTCTGTTGAAGTTGCTGCTATACCGTCATCACCACCGTCACAATAAACTATTGTAGATTGATCTGCTGGTACAACTCTACCATCAATATCAGAATTATTTATAATCCAAAAATTTGTTGAATTTGATTCCGCAACATCTTCTATAAAAAGATTAGCTCCAAATCCATTAGCTGCACCTGATACCCGGCTTACTGTATATTCAACTATTTCAGATTCAGTACCATCAGCTTGTTTAATATATTCTACAATAGTAAAAACTGCATTGTTATTATCATTATGATAAGTTGAATCTTTTATTTTTACACCCAGTCTATCTGACCAAGTTTTTTTACTTCTTGCAATAAGAGCAAATAATTCTTCTGTTGTGTAATATGAATAATCAATTTCAATATCCGCTGCATTGTCAATAGCGTAACCAGCATTACAAGTAAGAATTATATCACCAGTTGCATAATTAATTTCTAATTTACTTAAACCTGTAGCTGCACTAGTTAATACACCATTTCCGTCAACATCTTTTATATTATAAGTTGTACTAGAAATTGTATAACTTATTGTTGCTGTTTTTGGTACTATTGGTTTATTAACAGTATTAATTAAATATGCTAATGTACTACCATCACCTGTACCTAAGACTTCATCTAAAACAGCAGTTTCAACTACTGCGGAAAATGTATAATCATCTCTTACTGTTACACCTGCAGCAAAAGGGGTATAAGTCTCTGTTTTTGCTAAAATACCACCATATTTAGCATCTTTAGTTACATTTAATATATAAACACCCGCTGCTTCATTAAGTATTTCTACAGCTGAAATATAAGCTGGTTTATCAACTGCGTTAGTTATAGTACCAAAATGAGTTTCTAAAAATCCTTTTGTTACTAATAATGGTCCATCGGGATCGGTTTGATCAGGGCCTTTTTCAAATTCTCCAATTTGAGCCATAACATTACTAGCATTGAATATTATAAAATCACTTTTATCTATTGGCACAACTCGTACACCTGGATTAATATTAGGCATAATTTATCTCCTTTTATTTAATAATCATTATCATTATTCATGTTGTTTTATATAAATATAAAATAACTATTTTAATTTTAATCTTGTGTTTCATTTGATTATTAATAAAAATTTCTCTCAATAATATTTAATCTAATATAACTTGTTGAGATAATGGCAATGGATCAATCATTTTTTGTTTACTACCATTGAAATAAGCAGATATTCTATCAGGAAAAATACTTTTTCCATATATTGTAGTATTTCTTTCATCTATGATATATATATTAGATTTGTTTTTAATTGCTCTATTCATAAAAGTGCTAAAATCATCACTATGTATTCTTTTACCCAATGTTTTTAATAATGTTTTTTTACTACCATCACTTAATTCTAACCATGAAATTTCATTTGGAATTAATTTTGTATAATAATAATCAGTTTTATCTCTGACATCTTTAGATAAATATACCAAATCTTTATTTACATCAAAATGTGGTAACATTATAGAAATAACATTATTACTCCAATCTATTTTACCTTCATTAATTTGTCTTGATTCTACTGTTACATATGATTGAGCATCTTTTTCACTATAGCCATGATTAAAAGCAGCCATTTGAAAATTTATAATGTCTTGAATATCTTTTTTAGATAATCTAATTTTTTTTAAATTCCAATTTCTTTTTTTATTCATCATATATGAAAAAGCATCATCTATAACCTGTTGAGGTGCATTATCAAATAAATTATTCCAATATTCTTTTGACTCTTCATTAATTTGTCTTGATTCAACCATGATTTTTTTACCATCAACTATGATATATTCAACATATTGAACTTGTTGATTCATAGTTCTTTGATAATCTATTGTGTCATAATCAAATGAAATAGTAAGACTACCCGGCATATTAGTTATAGACATCCTATCTCTACCTCTGCCTTTTTCGATATTTTTTCTGTTACTTACAGTAAAAATACCCATACCAATATAATTTTTGTTTCCAGAAGACTTTCTGTATTCATCAAATGTATAACTAACTTCCATATTATAAGATTTATTATCATCAATACCTTTAATGATAAATTGATCGCCCATATCTAATTTGCTTAAAGCAGAATAAATATCTAAAGTACTTGTTTTTTTACCCTCTAATTTTACTATCATATTATCTTCCTCTTCCTCATTAAAAATATTTTCGTCGCTGTCATCATAATAATCACCCTTAGCTTTATTATCCCTGCCAATAGCCAATTGATATTGTGGCTCTGAATAAACTTGACCAAGAGATCCAAAAGATGATTCAATTAACTTTACTATCATTCACCTATCCTAAATACATTTAATTTATTTATGATATATTTCATAGTTAATCCATATATCCTATTTAGATATTTAATCTCATCCCATAAAGCCCTTGTTTTATGCTTGTTATTAACAGCAGTTTTATTTAATGCATCAAATAATCTTTCATAATCATATTGATATTCTGCATATCTTTCATCAAGTTTTCTTTGAGAAATTCTTATTTCAATTATCATAATGCTTTTCTAAAATCTGTTAATCCTTCAATTAAATAATCCAAATATTTTGCTAATTCTGAATCACTAAAACCTAACAGATCAAAATCAATTCCAAAAGTAATAGCATCAGCCATTTCCATACCAGATCTGCCAAGAGAACTTGATTTTTTTAATTCACTAGCAACCAAATCAGAAATTTTATTATTATATTCTCTTCTAAAATTATTATTTTCGATTCTTCTCAACATAAATTATCCTTTCATTTTTAATTGTATTTACTATAAATATAAAAATTAAATTTTAAAACCTGTTTTACGAATTGAAAAGTTTAAATTGAAAGGAAAAAATTATCTCTTGAATTGTATTCCATCTTCTTCTATTTTACGTTCAAAAAAATCTAAATTATGTTTACCATATAAAATATATTTTTCATACATTTTGCCTATCGCTTCTAATATCTTATATGAATAAACATCACGACAAACCGTTATTAATTCATACCATTCACCATTAGTATTATGCCTTCTAAACCAATTTTTTAAATAAGCTTCTTCTTTAAACATATCTTTTACTTCAAATAAATAAATTAATTTTACACCCGCTGCACTAGTATTTTGTAATGTCTTTAATCTTTGGTCTATGTTTTTTGAAACACCTATCTTGAATATTTTTTTGTTAGATAATGATTGCAATAAATATAAATATTCTTTCTTCATATTATATATTAATTAAAATTAAGAAATAGGTTCTATTAATTCATAAAAATTATCAGCATATCTTCTTATATGACGTGATATATAATCCTTCGCAGGACGAAATAGGGGTCTGGCTGGAAGTTTTTTTGTTCCATATTCTAACCATTTGGCGATTAAAATTAGTTTAACAGTAGTTTTACCTACTTTAGTTGTTCTTCGCTCATCTATACCTATTTTTATTCTACTCTGTCCTTTCTGGTATTTAATCTCAATAGCATCTAACAACTCACCAGTACGAAACCACATATTTTCGGGATAACCTTCCTTGATTTTTCTTTTTAAATAATCAGGTGATAAGGGAATCCAAATTTTTTTGAATTCTTGGTTTATTACAATTTGATATAAATACTCTCGATAAAGTTCAGAAATATAAAGGATAAAAAGCATGTAATCTTCATTTGCTCTATTTTTAATGCCAAATATTTTTTTAGCCGGACTCCATTTAGAACCTTTAGCTTTATAAACAGAATTTATTCTTTTCCAGATTGAAGCGTTTTGGAATTTGGGATCTATAACATTAATTATTATATGGAACATAAAAAAAGCCTCCGTATATATAAATATAAACAGAGGCTTTTTAAGGAGTAATATTAGAAATTATTAAATAAATTTTATTTTTGTTTTGTCAATATTGGATATAAAAACATTATCAAATCTTTCTATAGTAATAATTAATTGACGTGCTCTTGTTAATCCATATCTTATTTCACTAGTTGTTTTTCTATTAGTCCTATATATTGGTAAAATAGAATCTTTTGTTAATATATAATCAGTAAAAATAAACTCAACAAAATATCTTTCCTTCCGGTAAAGAATATCACCATAATAATCAAATATTTGTTGTAATCTATCAAGATTTACTTTAACTTTTGGTTGTAAATTTATATTGCTGGTAAATATCTTATATTTGCTTTCCATTAAAATTCCTATGAATAATTATCAAAATCCATTTTTATATATTGAGGTTCAGCATTTGACTCTTTTACAAATACAGAATCTATATTATGTAAAGTCGTTCTACCCTCTTTAGTAACCAGAATTATAGAATACCTTATTTTACCTTCAGTAAACATTATTGTTCTAACATAAGTATTTTCTAAACGTCCAGCATCACCAAAATCTAATGATACTCTTTGACCAAGATTATACTTTGCTGGAATTTCAAAATTTTCTTTAAATATTTTACCATTCTTTAACAAAATTTTCTTGCCTTTTTTTATTGTTTTCTCATAAACAGAATTATCAAGAATTTTTCTTAACATTTACTAACCCCTTTTTGGTGCAAGTATATATATTTTTTTTGCGGTTTTTAAAGAACTACCTGATTTAATATCCACAATTTCAAAGGTTCTATCCCGATCTTCAACTTGACCATCAACATAATGAGTATGTTTATAAACTATAATATCATTTAATTTTAATTTATCTTCATCTTTAAAAAAAGCTACAATAGGTGTTTTATTTTCTTGATATGCACCAATCTTTTTTAAAAACCTAGTTTCTGGTTCAAATATAATAAAACCTTTAGTTGTAAGATTACTTTCATTTGTAGACTCTTCATAACCAAATACTCCACTACTTGAAATTCTAGTTAAATGTATTTCAAGAGAATAAGGAGAATAATCTAAAATATTATCAATGTTCTCTAACTGAACTATTGAACAATAATCTAATGTATCTAATGACATTTTTTATTTTCCTTATTATGGCATATCTTTAATATCTTGTTTAACTGCAAAAATTTTCTGCATTATATTCTCAACTTGCCATAACAATCTAAATAATGCATTATAATTTTGTAAGTCTTTTCGAGTAAAACCACCCGATTTAACAGCCCTTAAATTTTCTTCAGGTGAACCATAATCAAATTGAGACCAATCAAAAGGTATTTTTTTACTCTTACCAAAAATATAATAAAAGGCTAATGCTTGAGGTACTAATACACTTCTTTTTTTCTGATTAACTAATTTTATTAAATCATTACTTGGAATACTTGGAATTTTTGCTTTATTGATTACATCATCCAACTTAGAATTTAAAATTTCCAATTTAGCTTTAAGTTTTGGCATCATTTGTTTTCTATATGCTTTCATTTTAACAGTACTTTTAAAACTTCGTCCAGACCTTACCTTTTCTAATTTAACTATCATTTTATCTCCTTACCTTAATGAAATTATAAATGAAAGGTTTTTAATATCTGCAATAATTGAATTCTCATCTTCTGAAACTATTCTAACTTTTTGTGGCATATTAATATGACCACCATTGCCATCTAAAAATACAAAATAATTTGATGTACCCTGAACTCTTTGTATTTTTGGTAAGTTAGCTATAAGCAAATCACCCATTGATTTGTCTCTTATAAAAATAGATTTAGCTAACATTATTTTATTTAATGTTTTATTAGTTATTTTTTCATTAATTTTTATTAACACGTTATTTTCCCTTGTTTTGATTCATATCTATCTGCTACAAAAGTATCTTCAATTTTTTGAAACGCTTTTATAACTATTTCTTCAGACCTTGTAATTTCAAAAAAAGCACCTCGTCCTTTTTTGGCTAAAGCATGAGCAATATCAGTCTGACTAACATTATTCCCAAAAGTATCTTTTATTACATCAACTAATTCGTTTAATTCACCATTTAAAACAAAGCCATTACCTTTATCTGTATTAATTTTAAATGAATAACTATTGCCACCTCCAAAAACTGGATAAACTTTAGTCCAATCACTACCTTCACTTATTTTTATTAACATAATATTTTATCCTCTTTTCTAATTTAAGTATTAACTATTTCTATTAATCCAAGCAACAGCCTCATCCCATGTATCAGTATCCCAAATTTGTTCTCCATAAGGAGTAATTATTGAAAAATAGCTTGGTCGTCTTTTCAATTTAACAATATAATAACTTGTCCCTTCTATTTCTTTCCAATCTAAAATTTTATCATTTACATTTCTTTCAGCTTTTTTAAGAATTAGTGGTAAATTACTACTCTCATTAATTTTTCTGGATTCTAGTAATTCAACTTCAACAGCTTTTACCATTTTTTCTCTAGGATAAACACCCATGTTAAAATATTTTCCAATATAATAATTTTCAGCATCTCTTAAAGTACCATTTATACCAGTAACTAATGTATTTCCATCCACAAATGTTACTTTTACATCAATTCTACCTTCTATTATTTTTTTTGTTTTATTCTCGATTTTTACTAACACGTTATTTTCTCCCTCTTTTCTTTGCTTTGATTCACTTTGTATATATTTTGAAGCTATATTAATAATTTTTGGTTCTTTTATTAGTTCTGACATAAACAAATCAACAAAATTTGAAATATTTAAATGATTATATTTAGGTGCTCTTATATATTTACCTTTACCTCTACCAAAATCAAACGGTATAACAACACCTAGTTCAACTAAATAATTCATTATAATTCTAACACTTTTTATATAAGATGCTTTATAACCACCAAATTTAGAAAATCCAACCCAAACCAAATCACTTATTGCCTTTTCTAATCCAGAATATTTTTCTTTAGATTCTTTCTTAGGTGCTGGTTGATCTGTCTTTACAACTGTATTTGGTTTAATTGCTGGAAGTATATCGCTTTTACTTTCCATCGGTACAGGCTCTTGTTGAATTGGTATAACTTTATCAATTACAAGCTCTTGTTGTATTGCATACTTTGCTTTTTTACAAGCATTAGCAAAAGCCAAAACAACATTATTTAATTGACGTTTCCGGTTATTCCCACAACTATTTATTTTTCTCTTATAATTAGCAACAGTACCATAAGATAAATTACTTTTAGCATCATTATAAAATTTACCAAATAATTCATTTTTTAATACTTGAACATCATCATAAGAACTTTCTAAATCTATTTTGTATTCTTTTTTTAACCAATCTTGAGTTTCAGCTCTGTTTTCAATAACTAAATACATATCTTATTACTCCTTTTATTTTCAACTCTATGACCATATTGTGTCAATATATCCCTAACCTCATTTTCGTTAGTTCTTAATTGTCTAGCAGTCATAACAACAGCTTGACGGGGAGTGTTATTACTATCTACAAAATCTAAATAACCATCAACTACATTTCTATCAAAAGTTCCAATAGCAGGGAGTTTAACTTCACTAGTATATTTCTCTAAATCATCAATTACTTCCGGTTCAACAGCATAAGTTATACCTGTTGAAGATTCTTCTTTGTCTATTTCTTCATTTCTTTTTTTTGATTCATAACCATCATATTCAGAAGTAGAAGTTGTCAAATCTAATTTTAAATGACTTTTTAACCACTTCGCAGCATCTCTTATTGCTACATTATTTGCAATTCTACTATCTTTAATTAACTGACTTTGATCTATTTTATCATCAACATAATTAGTTAAATATTGAGCATAAAAATTATTATAATTAGCTAAATCAACATTATTCGGATCAGTACCGTAACTATCATTCTTTTTGGAAAGCATATCAAAAAAATTATATTTCTTTAATGCATTTGCAATTTCTTCTTTAACACCATTTGTTAGTTGATTGTTTCTTCCAATAGGCATAAATTTACTCCTGTATATATAAATTAAATCATTTTAATATAAATATAAAAATATTCATTACAAAATTTATTAATAAATTCTTAAACATCTATTTCTGACCAATGTTTCTTCGCTATCAAATTCATTGCCCAATATCCCATCCCATTTCCTGGACTAGGTATTTCTCTACCAACACTTTCAAAAATAAATGGTCTGCCATTTACAAAACTTGTATAAATTGGTGAATTATAACCAAGCTTGCCTCTTTCAAATGGTTCTTTCTTACCAAAACCTAACCAATTATTTACACAATGATTAGTTCCAACTAAAAATGCTTTTGCTTGATTCTGTATGGCACCTCTTGGTACTATCAAAACAGAATCTTGTTCAAATTCAAAACCTAAACTTCTTAAATCTTTTTCTAAATTTCCATTATCCTGTAAATCAACTACAAAAAAACTTTCCTCTTTACCAACAGTACCGCCCTCTGGATATTTACCTTTTAAAGAAGTTACACCATACCCAGCAGACTTCAATTGTGCTAATAATGATTTATTCCTTTGTATGTTTTCTTTTTTTGTATATGGTTCACCTTTACCGCAATCTCTTGCTTTTCTAAATGCTGTCAAAGCACCGCAATCATGTAATTCATTATGTCGCCAAATTCTTGATAGACTTGACTCATTAAATTGCTTGTTTTCTAATTGTACTATCATTTTGTTACCTCCAATAGTCTTTAATTTCTGATATGTCTGATCTTTTAATCCAATTAAGATCACCCCTTGATGACCAAAAATGTTTTAATACCTTATTTTCTTCTTCAACAATTTTTTTATTAACCATTCTTATATACACCATTTTATCATCTGGAATTCCTTGATATGTTTCAGCATAAAGTCTATTTAACTCTTCCGTGATTTTGTCAACATTAAATGGTATATTAAACATCCAACTTTTGCTTTTAGAAAAATAATCTTTCGGTTCTTTATCATATGTTACTACATAATCAACTTGATCCTTTAGTTTATATGGATTATTAATTCCAGCTTTTTTATAATAATAAAACACTATTTTCCCATTATCCTTATTATCCTTATTTTCTGCATATATAAAAGATTCTTGATTATATCTTTTACCAAATTCTAATAACTCATCTTTATTAATATTCATAATAACTAATGGATTTTCATAATAACCATATTTACCTTTTATTTGTATATATTTAAACATACCTCTCTTCAATAATTCTTTAAATTCATCCTGTCTATCTTTGTTCTCAGCATTAGTTAATCTTTCACCCATTGGATTTTGTGCCGTCATAATACCAAATGAATATATACCAGGCTCTACACCATGCATCAATCTTTTAAATCTTGTTTGTGGATTTTCTAAATGTAAATTTTTCAACATAATTGCTCTCCTTTAAATATTACCTCCAATAGTCTATTCCAAAATTTATATTTCGTTTTATCTGTTTGTTTTCTGATAAGAATTTTTTAATTCCACCAGTCATAAAGTCATACGATTTATAATAATTATCATCATAACCTAATAAAGTTAATGACTCATTCTGATTAATAACTTTTTCTTCATATACAGCCCACTCAATGAAATTCTTAACTGCTTTTTTTCTGTACTTCCATTGATTAAATTGCACAGACCAATAACTCTCAGATCTGGAAACATATTTTCTGGCCCTAATCCAGCCCTGTTTCGATACTGACCGGATTATTTCTTCTCTTGCATTACCTTCAGTCGAAAACTTTTCACTATGCCTATCATATATCACTCTGATTTCTTCTTTAGTTAATCCAAAATCTGTAGGATGATCAATGATATATTTTATATGTGAACTGGTCGAAACTTCAACAATTTTTTTATCTTTAATCCAATACGCTTTTAATGTTGAATAACTGGACTCTTCAACTAATTTTACTATCATAATTTTTAATTCCTTTAAAGATAAATATAAAAATTATTTATTCTCTATAATTTTAACTATTTCTTCTTTATTATAACCACAATTTTTTAACATTTTTTTTATTAAATTCATCAATATCTTCTTGATCCCAAAAACGACACATTCCTGTTGTTATAACATCTAACACAGAAACTGTTGATTCATAAATTGATTTACCACGTGCTCTAAATCTTTCAAACAATTCTTTAGTCGTTATAATCTTTACACTCATTCTACTCATTCTACTCATTCTACTCATTCTACTCATGTTTCACCTCCTCTAATATTAATCAGTTAAATTTTCATCTGAAATGAAATTATTCATTTTTCCAAGATTATCAAAAGGACCATAAACATCACCATGTTTAATATTATTAGCAACATCCCAAGCCTTATCATAAGACATTATCCCTTTTTTTATTACACTACCAATATCAACATTAATTATAATATATCTACCAATAACTTTACTTAAAATTAAATCA